TCAAATTGCTATGGGTACTGGTTCAACAGATTTTTCTAATGCTGTTAAAATAAAAGATAATAAATTAACAGTAAATGCTGGTAGTGATTACTATACAGAAATAAATAGTAATGATATGATTTTTGGAGCAGGAGATGATGGTGGTAAAGCAGTATTCACTAAGACTAATGCTTCTACTGATTGTAGATTAGAAAATCAAGATAAAGACGGAAATATTTTATCAAGGGTTAAATTTACTGGTAGTTATGTAGAATTAGGTAGTCCCGAAAATTCTTTTCATATATCTACGACATCTTATAAATTTGATAAATTACACGGTTCCGACACTAAAATAAAAGCCGATACTGATTTAGATACTGGATGGTATACTGTTGCTACTTTTGGAAAAAACAAAGGTAGGGGTATGGCAAGATTTATGATTTTAGATACTAAATCAAGTCATCATCAAGTTATTGATTTTCAAGTTACTCATATGTATGGTTCAGATAATTCTAATAATATAACAATATTTCAACAAGCATATTATTCAAATCAAGTAATAAATAAAATAAGGATTAAAGAAAAAGATACTTATGATGGGGCAGTAGTTCAGGTAAACATAGCCCAAGACGAGAATGATTTAACAGTTCATTATTTAGGTCATAATCCACTTGAAGATGGATGGAAAATAAAAAACTTTATCCCTGATGATACAGACCCAGGAGATGTAGATAATTACGATGATATGACTGAAAAAGTTAGAGTAAATATGTCTGCTAAACAATCAGGTATGTTTATGGGTAGAGATTTGTATTTCCGTGAAAGTAAAGGTATTCAATTTATGAATGATACTGATAGTGGAGTTAATGTAGCTGTTCATGCAGAGGGGGAACATTTTCTTATTAGAGAACCAGAAGATAGTAATAGAGAATGGTTGAAGATTGTAGATGATAAAGAGATGTATCAAAGAGGTTCTCTAGTTCATACTAATAGAAATAGAATATTCTGTTCTGTTTATACAGATAAATCTGATATTGCATCAGATGCTAAATATCCATTTAATAAAAAAGATGCTGATAGTCATGGTGCTTGGGATACTGATAACTATGAATTCACTTGTCCAAGAGATGGATATTATAAAGTAACTTGGGGGAATTTTATTGGTAGTTCAGATGCTGATGTGTATAGATATTATGTAAGAAAAAATGGAGATAAAATACATGGGGCACATGTAAGAGCAATAGGTGCTGATAAAGATAATTATTCTCCAACTTCATTTAGAAGTATTATTATTGATTGTGATAAAGGAGATAAAATAGATATATATTTTAAATCTGATAATGATAAAAAAGATCATGGTGGAAATAATTATGCAAGTTTAATTATTGAAATTTTAGCTTAAAGGATATAAATGAAAACAATATATGTAACATTAGATAAGAATAATTTAGTTAAAGATTGGTTTACAGAAGAAACACATGGAAGTTTTAAAATAGTAGATAAATCAACGAAAGAAGAGATAGATAAATCTCTTTTTGGTTTAGAACCAGATAAGTATTATTATACTACTTCGGTTGATAAAAATAAAACAATTCAATTAAATGATAAGACTACTTCTACAGATTATACTTATTATAGAGCTAAATTTATAAATAATCCTGATTGTAAAATACCTAGAGGTGTTATTAAATTTCCTTATGAATTATTTAAAAAATATCAATTAGGACAGAAATATCAATATAATAATAAATTAAATAAATTTATAGAATATAAGGAGCCAGATGAGATAATAATGAGAAAAAGAACAAAAGAAATTTATAATAAAATACAATATTTAAGTAATAGAAAACTTAAAGATGTAAAAAACTTTATCGCAGGTCGTGAAATTGGGATAGAAGATGAGGAGAGATATAAAAATAAATATGAATTAGCGATAAATAATCGAGATGAATTATTAAAAGGTGAAGCAAATAAAAGGGGTTTAAGTATTGAAGAATTTAAGAAAATTATCATAGAAAAACATACTGAATGGTTAGATACTATATATTACTTCTCACAAAAATTAGAAGAATTTAGGATTGTGTTTGAAAATATGATAAAAGAAGCAAAGACTTTACAAGATTTAGAGCTTATTGAGTATAAAATAGATATTTTAAAAACCTTAAATAAAAAAATATCTGATGAAGAATTTAATGAAATTATTAATTTAAAAAATATAAATGAATCAGTTAAAACAATTATAAATTATAAAAAACCTAATATTTTTGTTAGAATATTAAATAAATTATTCAATAAAAATAATTAATACTTAAAGGAAAAACAATGAGTTTAAAACCAAATTATGAACCAAAGGTATACGAATTACATCCCAATATTATAGCTTTTGGTTCTTATGAAAGAGATGGTTCATTCCCTTATGTGTATAATAATGAGCAAACAGGTATAGTTATGCAAGATCTTGATGATGATTTTGTAACAACAGATAATAATAATATTTTAGCTTATAAAACTATAATATATAAACAGAATAAATATACTATACCTTTAATTAAAAACCAAGTTGAATATCAAGTTATTAATGAAATTGCTAAAAATAATGATAGTAGAATTTCTATCATTTATGTTTCCCCTTTATATAAAGCTTTATATAGTAAAATAGATTCAAACGGTATGTTAATACTTGGAATCAAATATGATGTAGAAAGCTCATATAAATTTAAAACTATTGGAATAAGAGCTTTATACACAATACATAATTATCAATATGGTATGTATGTTTGGGCAGAAGCCTTACAATATGATCAAGATGATGATGGTAATACAACTATTACTTCATTAACTTCAAGTGATAAAACATTTATATCATATAATTATTCATTTGATACTGTAACTTTAATGACTACATTTGAAGAAGATACAGATAATAATAAATTAATTATTGAGTATAAATCAGTTGAAAAAGACCAAGAAGGTAATAGATTATTTGACTTTGATTTTTCTTTAGATACTGATGATGATAATGCTAAATATTCATCTGATAAAATAAATAGTGTTATAACTATGCCAGAATTAAATCAATCTATTGAATATAGTTTATGCCATATTAAAACATTTGGTGATAAATTAAGTTTAAATACTTTAGAACATCAATCTAATATTTTAATTACATTATAAAATATAAAAAGGAGATATAATGGCTTATGATATAGGACAAGTTACAAATATGTTTGATACTTTATCTACTAAAGTAATCAATGAATTAGATTCTCAATTTACTAAAGGAAGAATTAAAGGTACTGATTATGCAAATGCATATGCAGCACTTTTAAGTACAATTATTCAAGTATGTGTAGATGTGCCTTTAAAAGATAAACAAGCACAAGAACTTGAAAAAAATGTAGAATTAAAGAATAAACAAATGCAACAAATTGAAAAAGATTTAGAATTAAAAGATAGACAAATACAAGGATTTGATGATAAAATTAGAACTGATTTATTTAAAACTCAAATGGATACTTGGGGTATGATGTTTTCATCAGGAATGTTAGATAAAAAACCTGATATTATTACAAATGATGAAACAAGTACATTATATAATGATATAAAAAATAAGTTAAGATAATGAGAGTAGTTCATACTAAAAACACTAAACACTTTTTACAAGTATGTAATCAATTAACATATAAAGAAAAAGATGAATTAGAAGCCAAAGAAATTATTTCTGGTTCATTTTTTTCTCATACAGATAGAATGAATAATAAACATAAATTAACTAATGATTCTGGATATGTAATTCAAGCTTTAAAGAATGCTATGAATAGATGGGCTAATCATTATTTAATTTATGATAAAGATAAAATAGTATGTACTATAACATTAGATATTAATAATAATTTACATTACTTTGTAACTAAAGATCTTACTCCTAAAAATAGTATTCCATTTGTAAAAACCATTAAACAATTAGCTAAAGATACTTTAGAATGTAGAGAAGTATTATTTGTTACTACACGAGATTGGTATAAAGAAGCTGTTAAATTTAATAAATTAATAGGATTTAAACCTTTTAAAATATTAAAACAATTAAATACTACTGTTTGGTATTTATCTAATAATAAAGGTTTATAAATATGGGTGGTGGAATAACTAAAACAATTAATGATGCTATAGTGGATGCATGGTATTTTTTAGGTGATGTTGTAGGAGTTATTTTTCCTCCTAAAAAAAAAGTATATAGAGATGTAAAAGTAGAAAAAGTATATCCATCTAATTTAAATGCATTTAGACAAAAATTAGTATTTTATAAAAACCAGACACAATCTAATTTAATGACTATGCGTAAATTAATAATGGATAAAGCAACTAAAACAAATATAAAAACTTATTCTAAATTTGGATTCTTAAAACTGTATGAAGGTAAAGCTTCTGTAATCTCGTTACCTCTGGTTCAATTATATATAGCAAACAAAACTAAAGACACTAATATAAATATAAAATATCAAACCAAAAGACAATATTATATATATTTATTAAAAACTTATCATAATAGGTATTATGATGACTATATAACAGAAAAAGTTAAATATAAATTAGTTGATGATTATCGAGATATTAATACTTATCCTCAACCTATTCAATGGACTGAAACTGATAATTGTTTAGGTCCATGTGAATATAAATGGTTATATACAGGTGCTTATAAAGATCCAACTATAAATGATGCTACATTACAAACCATAGATAATTTAGATTATAAAATACAACAATACCTAAATGAAAATTATTCAATTACACATGAAAAACAAGTAAGTACTTTTTATACTTATTTTATAAATACAACAGTAGAAATAATATTTAATACATATGAAATAGATGATACTAAATATGTTCCTGTTATTGAAAATGGGAAAGTTAAATGTACATATGATGAAGATAATAATGTAAATATAGTTACTTTAGAAAATATTAATGATTCTTCAGATACTATTGATATTGACATACCTACAGATAATAGTAATTTAATTGTAGTATATTATACTTCAGAAAAATATCCTAAAGGAAATACTCTTATATTTTATCAAGAAGAAATCTTACATAAATATGAACATTTAAACTTTTTTATAGTACCCCTAAAACAGGATGGTAAAAAAATCAAATATAAAGATGAATACACCACTAAATGGTTAAAAGATAATGGATTAGTAATACCAAAAGCTTTAGATGATGAAAGTGTGTTAGATCAAGCTTTAGCTTATTCTACATCATACAATCCTTCAAGATATAAAACTTTAAAAGCATGGAATACTTTTGTATATGGTAATGATAAGAATAGAAGTAATGTAACTATTGAAAAAAATGGAATTAATTTTAATTATTATTGGAGTGTAGACTACACAGCATCACATACTATAACTAGTAGACATATGACAGTTAATGGGTATGATTATATGACAGCTATTGATAAAGTTGATGAACCAAATGCATTATATTATTATAATAAAGACACTGATGAAAATACTTTCAGTAGTACTTCTCTTGGATCCAAAGCAATAGACACTACTAATAATAATTTACCTACTGAATTAAATCCACATGCATCTGTATATTTAGTACCTATAGAAGCTTTACGATCAATGCCTATATCAGAATTTCATGACGCATATTTAGATTTACTTTATAACTTTATATATGTATATAATGAAATCGAAATACAATGGTATCAAACTGAACTATTTCAATATATTGTACAAGGAGCAGTTATTGCTGTTTCTTGTACTCTTGGAGGTCCTGTAGCATGTGCTACAGCTATTGGAGGTACTATATTATATACTGTTTTAGTAGATTCTGGCATGGATCCAACTACTGCAGCCATTATAACAGTAGTAGTTTCTTGGGGAGCTAGTACTTATGTTTCTGGTTCTACTACATTAGCTACCCAAAGTGCAAATACAACTACATCACTAACTGGTTCAGGATTACAATCAGCAGCAACTAATGCAATGAGTAACACTACATCAACCGTATCTTTTACAAGTGTTGTTAATGATGTTACATATGCTTCAGTTAATTACTCATTTACAGAAATCATGGCAGCTGGTATTGAAACTAGTTTAGCTTCAGGAATTACAGCAATAGATTATATAAATGCAGCTAATACAGGAGTCAATTTTTATACTCAATATGACATTAAAAAACAACAAAGACGTTTAAAATACCAACAAGATGATTACAATCAAATACTTAATGATGTTACAATTCTACAAAAACAATTAGAGGATTTTTATAATAGTACAGTTACTTTATCTCCTCGAGATAGATTTGATCATACATATGCTATTATGTATGATAACCCAATGGCTTTACAGGAAGGTTTAGATAGAAGTATTTTCTATACTCAATTTAATCCTATTGAAACAGTATATAAATAAAGGAGATAAAACTAATGAAATACAATAATATAAATCAAACAGAATTATTAAATAAACTTAAAAAAGATTTAGAAGAAACAGAAGCTACACACCAAACAGTGATAGAATATGTAACAAAAACAAGACAACTATATGAGGGCAATGTAAATATTAAACAAGATGATGACTTATCTAAATTCATATCTAAAGAAGTATTTAAACAAGTAGAATGGGCTAAAACTCAATATAAATATCCATTTGTAAGTAATGATGAACCAATAAGTATTCAGGCTTCTCATGATGAATATGATACATATTTTGGACATCAATCAGCTATTTTATTAAATTATTTTTTCACTAAAAAATTTAATAGATTTAATTTTATTACAGATTTAATCCATACAGCTTGTGTAGAAGGTAATGTAATTATTAGAACAGGTTGGGAATATCAAGGTAAAATAATTAAAGTAAAAAAACAAATAGAAACGCCTTTACAATTACCAACAGACACACAATTACCTAATGTTGAACAAATTACTCAGATCCAAGAAATAGAAGTTGAAGAAGAAATACCTATAGTAAATAAACCTACAGCTGAAATAGTAAAGATAGATGATATTTATATTGACCCAACTGCAAAAAATATAGATGATATTCAATATATTATACAAAGAAGAGAAGTTAGATTATATGAATTAAAAAGAGAAGGTATATACATCAATTTGGATAAAGTAAAAAAAGATATATCAAATATGTCTACAAATAAAAATGTATATGTACAACCATATAAAGAAGAGTTAAATCCTACACTTGCATTTAATGCTGAAGATGTAGAAAGAAAAAAAGTATATATGTATGAATATTGGGGTTATCAAGAAATAAATGGAGAAATACAACCTATAGTATGTTGTTGGATAGGAGATACTATTGTTAGATTAGAAGAAAATCCTTATCCAGACAAAAAAATACCATATGTAATTATGCCTTATATAAAAATACCTAATACTTTATGGGGTAAATCTTTAGCTGAATTAATAGAAGAACATCAAACAATTAAAACAGGTATATTAAGAGGTATGTTTGATAATATAGCTCAAAGCAATGCTCCACAAGTAGGGGTCCAAAAAGGTAATTTAGATTCAATTAACTTTAAAAGATTTATAGAAGGAAAACACTTTGAATTTAATATGAGTCCTAATACTTTCTATAAAGGACAATATAATAGAATACCGTCTGAAATATTTCAAGTATTAAGAGATGTAGACTATGATAAACAAGTATTATCGGGAATTGTACCTATGCAAGGAGGACAAGGTTCTCAAGCTATTTATGGTTCCCAAGCAGCTAAATCTGGATCAATGAATAGTTTAATGTTAAAAGAAGTAGATACTGTAAATAATATAGCCGAAAATTTAATTAAACCTTTAATGTTTAAATGGCTTATTTATATTTATGATGTTATGGATCCAGAAGAAATACAAAGTATAACTAAATTACAGTATATTGAACCAAGAGAAGAATATTTAGTTAATTATGCAGATAATATTACTATCGATATAGAAACAGAACAAACCAAAACAATAAAAGCAAGTGAACTAGCTTTCTTATTACAGACTCTGGGTCAAACATTACCATTTGATTTTACTAAAACTATATTAGCTGAAATGACAGATTTAAAAGGTATAAAGAATTTATCTGAAAAAATTAAACAGTATGAACCTCAACCTGATCCAGTACAACAACAAATGACTCAATTACAATTACAAAAAATGCAACTTGAATTACAAATACTTCAAGGACAAGCACAAGCTGATATACAACTTAAAGAAGCTAAAGCTAAAGAAGCAGAAGCTAAAGCAACTAATACTAATACAGGTACTATTAAACAGAAATATGGAATTGATTATCAACAAAAATTACAAGAATTACAACTAAAACATCAATTAGAAATGCAGAAATTACAAGAAAAATATAATTTAGATAGACAAGTAAAACTACCTAATAATGTTGGTATAAATAAAAACACTCCAGAAAATATTCCTAACGATATATCTAATAACCAGCTAATGTAATAACTGGTTTTTGGATATAATATTAATGAAATAAGAAACTTTAAGGAGACCAAGATGAGTAACGAATTTATCGCAGGATTTGGGAATAGTAATGCTGAATTAGAAGCAAGAAAAGAACTATTAGAAATAAATGGTGTATTAAGTAGACTTGATAGAAATGAAGATTTTAAAGCACTATTAAAATTTATTTTAGAAACTCAAGTATTACAATGGAAAACTCAATTAGCATTTACTGAACCAGAAAGAAGAATGGAAGTAATGGAAGAATTTATGTGGAGAGCAAGTCTTGAAAAAACATTAGATTCTTTAAGAGATATAGATACTGTAAAACTAAATGCAGAAATTGAAGAGTTAAGTAAATAATTAAAGGAATTTAAATGAATTTAGATCAACTTGAAAATTCTACTACTAATGAAGAAAGAGAATTAGATTCTCTTCCTGATTTAGAAGATGGAGTTTATTATGATGTAGATAATAACACTACAACAACAAATACTACTGATACAGAAAATCAAGATGAAGAAAATATTACTGAGCCAGAAGAGAGAGAAAATGAAGAAAATATAAATAATGATTCTTCTGAACCAGAAGAAGAAACTAATATAGAAATAGAAAATACACAATCTGAAAATGCTAATAAAATAGACACTTCTCCCACATCTAATGAAGCACCTATATTAATTGATTTAGGTGATACAAAAATAGAAATTAACTCTCAAGAAGAATTAAAAAAATTAGCAGAGTCATCAGTAAAAGATAAAGCTAAATTTGATAAGTATAAAGAAGACATTTCTATTGTTGAAGGTTTAAAAGAACAAGGTGTAGAAGAAGAAGACTTATATTTATTAGCTGAAGCAAAGAAAGGTAATCCTAAAGCTATTGCTAAACTATTAAAAAAAGCTAATATTGATCCAATGGATATAGATGTAGATGATGATGAAATTACTGAGTATAAACCAAATGAGGTAAAAGCTGATATGGAGTACATTGAAGCTAAATCAATCTTAGAAAATATTCAGAAAGATCCACAAGTATCTACTAAATTTGATAATTTAGTTATGAGAGAGTTTGATGAGAAATCAAGACAAACAGTGTTTAAAGATAGTAATAATCTTAAATTTGTAGCTGAATTAACTAAATCTGGTTTAATAGATAATGTATTACCAGAATATACTAAAATGAAACTACTTGGTGAACCTGGCTCACAATTTGATTTACTAGTTAAAGCTTATGACAAATTCATATCTAACTTAAAAGAAACTACAGAACAAAAAGCTCAAGACACTAAAACTGAAATAGAAACTAAAACTAAATCTAAATCAGAAAAAAGAAAAAGAATGTCTGCTGGTTCTAAAACTAAAAATACTCCTACTAAAAAAGAAAAATCTGTTGATGAAATGACTGATGCAGAATTTGAAGCTTACTATAATAATCTTGTTGGTGTTAATGGATTTGTAGTAGATTAATTTCTGCTACACTTCTGTTTATGTATATTTTCGATTCAGTGTATATGTCATATGGATATATACTGAACAGATAATATTAAACTAAAACAAGGAGTTTTACATGGCTATTTATGTATACAACTCTGGTGATTCTACTCAAGGTACACAAGTACAGAATTTTTATTCAAGAATTGCTAGAAGAAAAATTGACCAAACATTTAACTTTTCAAAGTTTGCTAATTTAAAAGATATGATGCAATCTGGTTCAGGGGATACATTTAAAGTTAGTACTTATTTTTGGTCAATTCATAGAGATGTTATTGATGAAAATGGTGCATACACAGGAGTTAAAGGTGGTTATATTGCTGAAAGAGATTTAGCTGCTGTTAATAAAAAACTTGATGATATGCAAGTTACTGACGAAGGTGTAACTAAAAAATCTGACATCTATCAATTAGGTACATTTAGAAAAGTTACATTCCAAACACAAATGAAAAAATATGCTGGAATTGTTGAGTTAACTGAAGATGTTGAAACTTATTCAGAAGATAGTGTAAGAGTACTTACAGTTGAAGATGTTACTATGCAAATGAACTTAGCATATAACGATTTAATGATGAGAGACATTCTTAATACTGACTTTGTTGTTTATGGTGGGGATGCTACAAGTAGAGATGAAGTAGGTGGGACAGAAGATGCTAAATCGAGAGAATATTCACTTACTCAAGCTTTAACTATTCAAGTATTTAATAAACTTGTAACTAATAAAGCTAAACCTATGAGTTCATTAATTGCAGGACAAAATAGAATTGGTACTAAACCTATTCCACAATCATTCTACGTAATTGTAGGTGCAGATTTATATGGGGCATTAATTAATGAAGATTTATTTCCTGATTTCCAACCTATTGAAACATATTCTGATCCAACAAATATTGTAAAAATGGAAGGGTTAGAAGAAATTGGTAGATTAGGTAGATTTAGAATTCTTTATAGTGAAACACTTGGTAACTATGCTCATCAAGGTAACTTAGTAAATGATAATGGGGATAATGCTTCAGAATATTGTTTCTCAAGTAAAAACGATGATGATAAATATGCATATGATGTATATCCAGTAGTAGTTATGGCTAAAGATGCTATTAGTACTGTAGGTCTTCAAGGTAAAACTAAACAAATGATTTATACAAGATTTCCTGAAGTTATTGATAATGGTAACCCTATTGGTGAAAGAGGTTATGTAGCATATAAATTCAGATATGCAACAGTAATTACAAGACCAGATCATCTTGCTGTAATGGAAGTTACTTGTCCAATCCCTAACTAATAATTAGAACCTTTTCTGGTTCTTTTTCCTTACTACTTTATTTCTCCTATTAATTTCTGATATAATTTATAAAAATTAATTTAAGGAGATATTAATGTCTAATCAATTATTACAAGAAGAAAAATCAGTATTTCATGACTTAAGTTTTCAAGAGCTTAAAGCTGAATGTAAAAGAAAAAATATAGAATTGTCTAAAACAGATACTAAAGAAATTCTGATTAAAAAATTAGAAGCATATGCTGCACAAACTGCTACAAGAATAGGATTTAATAATAATGTTAGAACCAAGATGAATAAAACTAAAAAGTGTATAGTTACTAAAAATGATCCAAATGATATTAGAGATAGTGCATTAATTAGTATTACTAATGTTACAGGTACATATTCTTTCGTGGTTCCATTTAATGAAAAAATAGATTTACCTATACCTATTATTAAAAAACTTGAAAATACACAAGTACAAAAGTTTAATAAAGTTAATAAAGGTATTTTAGGAAATGTAGATGTACCTTACATGGATAAAAAATATATTGTACAAGTTTTAGAAGGGTAAATTATGAGTAATTATAATAATATAACAAGTGGTTATAATTCTAATGGATTACAAACTTTTACATTAAAATTAAGTGATGGAACTACTCAAACTATAACAGGATTTGATAATTTTAAAAAATTTATGGATGGTACACGAAATCCTGTAAATAATACACCAACTCAATCTCAAAATATATTTTCTAATTTAAAATTAAATCCTACTAAACCTAATACTATGAATTCTGTACATGTAGGTGATCAAAGTATTCTTAAATTTAATGGAAAATTAGATCCAATAATGGAAAAGAAACTTACTGAAAGTGGATTTAAAACATTTAAAGATGGAAATGGAAATATATATGCAATGAAAGAAGATTCTTTTATGCAGAAATATGGTTCAGGGATACAAACTGGTTTAGCTGCTGGAGGTCTAGCTTTAGGTGTTGCTAATTATATAGACTCTCATGCAGCAATGAAAAAACAAAAAGCTTTAATGGAAGAACAAACTGAAGCTTTAAAAGATAACAGAGAACATTTAAAAAGTGAGTGGGCTAGAGTAAATAAAATTAGAAAAAATCTTAATTCTTCATATTAACAATTCTATATAAAATCCTATGGTATAATTAAATATAATTAAACATATCATAAGGATTTTATATGGATACTACAAATAATTATTATCAGAAAATAGCAAACCAACAAATAAATACTGGTTCTACTCCATCAATAGATGTACCAGATGGTTCTAAAGTTATTGACCATTATTTATCTATTGCTAATCAATTACAAAGAAATGATGATTATAGACAAGCTAAAGATCAAGCATCTATAGATAAATACAATAGACAAGAAGAAAAATTAGCTGAACAAAATAAAAAGTTAAATACTTTAAATATTATGACTACTTATACTAAAGGATTAGAACAACTACAACAATTAGATTTATCTGATCCAGAACAAAGAAAAGCATATAAAGAACAATATAAAAAACTACTTTCTAAAAGAAATGAATTATTAAGATCGGCTGGTTCAGAAGATATTGCTTTAAAAGCAACTTTAAATACTCCTGCTGAATTAAAATCAACCTATGTAAATAAAATAACTAATGATACACTAAGTAAATATGCTAATAAATTTAGTGAAATTAATTCTAATTTAGGTCCTAATGAAGCTTGGAAAGTTATGGAACAAGAATATAAAAATGATATTAAATCAGCATCTACACCTGAAGAAAAAACAGGTTTGATGTCAGCATATCTTAAACTTAAGCAAACTACTTCAGATGATGAAGTATATGATAAAACAAGAGCTTTAGATGAATATAATAAAAAAGTTACTGAAACAGTTAATAATTCATTAACATATTTACAAAACCAAGGAATTAATATAGATAGAGTTTATACTGATTCAGTAGAATATAAAAGAGCACAACAATTATTACATGATTACGCTATTAAACAAGGTTGGGATGCTACTACAGAAAAAAGAGCAAATGATTATTTAAAATATGCTGCATTACCTAAAGAGACTAAACCTAAAGTAAATACATCAGATTTATCTAAATATAAAGAACAATACATTACACAAAAACAAGTATCTGAACCTACTTATACAACATATACAAGTAATACTATAAATGTAAACACTGATCCAGAAAACAAGCAAGAACAAACAATAAATGCTTTAAACACCGAAGAAGCTATTAATGATTTAATACCTCAACATATATTAAAACAATATCATATGGATCGATATCTAAGTAAAAATATCTCTCCTGCTGATTTCTTGGCTCAAGAATTACCTGACGTTAAACCAGGAGAAATAGAAAAATATTTAGATAAAGATGGGCATATAAAACAAGGTAGTGATATACCACAAAGAGTCTATAATATATATGAAACTTACAAAGATGCATATGATTTAGCTACAGGTAAGAATAAAGTATTCTTGGTTCCAGAAACACAATTAATAAACAAGGATAATGGAATTAATTCACAATCTAAAGATTACTTAATTATTAATAATGTTAAAGTTCCAAAAGATAAATTAAAAGCTGTAGATATTGGGGGAGTACCTACTTACTACGTTACTTCTAAAGATTTATATAAGTATGCTAAAAATAGTAATGTAGAGAATATTGCTAAGATAACAACTGAACATACATATAACTATAATATAGAACTTCCTAAAGAAGATGCAGTTACTCCTGATAATATTAATAAAATAACACCATTAACACTTACACAGACATACACTAAAAAAGAAAATGCAAAATTAGTAAATAAAACATTTAAAAAAGATGGCTCATTAAACTTTAATAATCCTGTAGTTAAAAATTATTATGAATTATATAAAAACACTTATGGAGAATTACCTAAAGCTAAATTTGAAGAAATGACTAAAGATATGTTTGTAAATGCAGTTTATGTAGGTAAAGCTTCAGCTAACTTAAGATCATTTAATAACATTAAAGGGGTAAGAGTAAGGTTGGGTGATAGTAATCCTGCTGATCCAAGTACAGCTACATTTAATATAAACTCTAAAAGAATATTTTCAAATAAGAAAAATATATTAAATTTTATGAATACAACTGCTACATTAATGGGAGTGAATTCTGGAGATGTTCATTATATGCAAAGATTTAAAAATCCAGAAGTAATAAAATATTTAAAGAATAATAACGACTTGGGTGAATTTTACCATAAGTTCTTGACTAATTTAGGTAATAAAATAGAAGGTTGTAAAAATGTAGGGTTTATGGGAAAATGTACTACTAATTTTACAGGAATTGTACATTTAGCTGATACTATAGAAACTACTGTAAATGAAATATTAAAGAATAAATAAAAAGGAAAAATATTATGGATGTATTTGATTACTTAAATGAATTATATAAAAAGAAAAATGAAGAAGAGTATAAATCACTAAATACTGATAAGAAATTACAAAGAGTTTCTGACAGAGAGAATATAGGTAGTTCTAATGTAGGTACTACTATTGAAACTATCCAAAATGAATTAGAACCAGATCAATCTACAGATCTTGGTTTAAATGATATATCAATAACTAAAGATTCTCTTTCTCTGGATCAAGATAAATATAATAGAGTATTTGAACAAGATAAAGACTTTTTCAATGTATTAAGTAGAAAAGACACAGTATCTAAAGCTCAATTAGATATATTTGATCAAGCTATTGAAAGTAATCAATATTTGAACCAGAAAGAACTACAACTAAAACAACAGAATGATTTAAAACAATTACAGCAAATGCTAATTAATGCTAAAGACCCAAGTGATAAAGAATTAATTCAATCTAAAATAGATACATTAACAGAAGAAATAAAAGATCCATCATTAACTAATATGACTAACTTATATGGAGATATAACAGATCAAGTTAAAAATGAATTAGATACTCAATTAAAACAAGAACAATTTAAACAACAATTAGATCAAGCTAATTTAATTCAAGGATCATCAGCTAGATATAAAGGTTATTGGACTGAAACAGCTCATGCATTCGGATCAGGATTAACAAGTTTAATATCTAAAATAGAAGCATTACCATTAGAATGGTTAGGTGATGTAGGAGACAAAGGAGTTATAGGAGAAACTTTAGCTTATTTAGATGATAGAAGTAGAAATGCTAACTACTATGCAGGATACAATACTAAAGATTTAGAAATAGCAAGTAAAAGAATACTTGAAGGTTGGAAAGGAGTAACTGCTGGTAATTGGGGAGATTTCTTTCATGGGGGATTTCAAATACTAAAAAGTGCTATAGTTACTCCTCAAGTATTAGCACAATCTTTACCTGAAATGGCAGTAATTATTGGATCTAATATAGTAACAGGTGGGACAGCTTCTGGGTTAGCATTATCTACTACTTTACTTGGTTCAGCTTATGGTGCAGAAAATATAAGGATAGCTCAAGTAAATAATAGAGGTAAAGAGTTATCAACAGACCATAAAACAGGAATATTACTTGGTTCATATATAAATTCATTGATCCAAAATGGAGCAGGAGAAATAGTATTTGGACATGGTATAAATAAATTAATCTTTAAAAATAAATTAACAGGTAAAGAAATAGCAACATTTGATGAATTAAAAAAACTTTATCCTGAACAAGCAGGAAATAGTTTATGGTATGCTGTACAACAAACTATGAGATCATCACTTAAAGCAGGTGCAGTAGAAGTACCAGCTGAAATGCTTGATCCAGTAATTAATAATGTAATTACTAAATATGATACAGCTAAATATAAAGATAAATCAATAGAAGATTTAATAGAAGAAGCAGAAGATGAAGCTATTATAGGTGGGACTTTAGGTTTCTTTGCGGGTAAAGTAACTAATTTAACTGTAGAAGGTACTCCTCATTTTATAGCATTAGTAAATAATGCAATGGCAGATAGGTTATATAGAACCAATGACTTTAGTAAAAGAATTAAAACTTATATGGAAGAAAATGGATTAAAAA